TAGATAGACTGGTTGGTTTTCTGGACTAGCATACGCAGTCTTCCAACCGTAAAGTTGATTATAGCCCACAACCATTTGGTCAACAAAGTCAGACTTCCCGCTACTGGGTACGCCAGTAACAGTAATAAACTGACCGGTGTAAGTAGAGAAAATAGAATCAAAGTTCTTAAGTCCGATTTGAAAGCCGGGCTTAAACCCATTTTTAACAAAGTCTTTAAGTTCATCTTCAATATCTCTTAGTGTAGACACGCCCTCAAGAGGCACGGGCCTAACGTTATCAATAACATGTCTGAGAGCAGACTTTCCATACTTAACTAAATAATCGTTTGCGTCTTTACAATCATCGAAATCGACTAGATAACAAACCTCAGCA